TCTTGGTACTTGTCCATCGACCGATAGTAAAACGTGGACGAAGCACCGCTGACCGTCTTGGTGATGGTCAACTCAGCCTCCCAAGCCAGGATGCCGCGCGACGAACCCATGATTTCCACCGCCGACACCATTTCGATAACGTCGCCGGCCGCCAGGTTGGTCTGTACCACGTTGGCCGTAGGTTGCATGTAGATGTAGCCGCCCGCAGCCGCCATGTTGCCACGCAGCTCGATGCACTGCGCCTCACCATAGGCGGCAGGCTCCTTGAACCAGCGCGTGGTGATACCAGCCAGGCCAGAGCCTACGGCCTTGTATCCGTCCGCCAGCACCGACCCGGCCACAGCATTCACGCCAGCAGGCAGAGAACCGCCGGTGCCCGCCAACAGCGGGTTGGCATTGAGGCAACCGAACGGGCGGATGGCCGAGTAAACGTCGCCAGCGTCCGTGGGCAGCGGGATGCCGGGGAATTCGAAGTTGGCGGTGATGATCGGCACCACACGCGAACTGATGAACTCGGCACCCAGGATGTTGGGATGCAGGCCCTCGACGGTCATTGCCTCGGTGAAGCCATCCCAGATGTTCAGCACCAGCACGAACTGACTGAGGTAGTTCAACACCCAGTCTTTGTAAGCGATCGCATCGGCCAGCGCCTGCCCGGTCAGCGCCCTGCTACCAAAGCGCGGCGTACCAGTGCCGACGATCAGGTACTTGCCGGGCGTGTTCAGGAACGCGGTGACGATCTTCATCACGTTGGCTTTCGTGTCGGCCAGGCTCATACCTGCCGTGGTGCTGTCATTGGTGCGCGACAGCAGCAGCCACAGGTCGGCAGTGGACGACGCAATGCAGGCCGGAAGCCTGGCCAGAAACTGCCCGGTGTGGTCGCCGAGCTTGCCCTGGTTGTCGACATAGCTGGGAAACAGGCCGGTGCGCGCCGCGATCCAGCCCGCATAGCCATAGGCCTCGGTGCCAAACGCCGTCGCCGCGATGGTGTGGCAGTTGCCAGAGAAGCTATCGCCGAGGAGGCCCAAGCCACGCCGGATAGGTTGGCGGCGTGGTATTGGGTTGACCAGAAGGCTCATGCGTACACCTCAAACGCAGCGCCACCAGATGGAACGTAACGGATCGCTGCGGGCGGAATACTCAGCTGATAGCCACCGTCTTTCCAGAACGTGTCAGTGGTGATCCAGTCGTCACCGGCCTGGATCTGGACCGTCACCGAACCGCCGTTCGCCTTCACTGCCAATGTCACTTTCATCGTGCGGTCGTAGGTTTCTTGCTTCGTTGCTGTCTGCACAGTGCTTCCCCGGCGGCCTACGGCCTGGCTGAATTGGTGGTACTGGATAGCTCTTCGGCAATGCGGTTACACGCCAGCCCGGCTATTCGGGATTCGTCATAAGCCTTTGCCAGTTCTCCCGCTCGCGCGTCAGCCCGGCCGAGCAGGTCGGAGAGCACCATCGCGGCGCGGGTGGCTGCCTTGCCTCGTTCGGTAGCTCCGGTATCGCCGGGCACACAACTTGCCGTGGCTGCCAGCTTTCCTGCTTCGACGCGCAGCCGGTCGCCAGCAACATCAGCGACAGCAGCATCAGTAAGTGCAGCGGTCTGGTTTTGTCTTGCATCGTTTGCCACCTGGTTGGCCGCTTTCTGGCGGCGTTGTTCTTCGGTTCGGTATTCGGTGGCCGTGGTGGCCACCGCTTCGGATTGGGTGCTGACTTCCTCGGCCCACTTCGCCTTCCAGGCCAGATCGGTGACGGTCACGCCGTGCCGGTATGCCCCGTACAACGCACCCGCCAGCGCCAGCAGGATCAGCAGCAGGCCGACTGCCTTCCACGGCAGGGCCTTCACGCCAGCACCTCCAGCGCTCGGGCGTACAGCGCCTGCCGATCAGCCAAGCCGTTCGTGCCGCCGTTGATGCGCTTGGTGATAGTCAGGAAATCGCCCTTGTCAGCCAGCGTGTTGAGCGCGGCCCGGTGCCAGAACCACGCCGCCGACATCGCGGCGTGCTGCGGCAGCTCGAGCAGTTCGGGATGGTTGATTAGGTCCAGGCCCAGTGCTTCACCGCACGCCTCGTAGTTGGCACGCCCAGTCACCTGAATCAGGCCACGCCCACGGTAGAGCTGTCCGTCGCCGTCCGCCTCGGGCGTATTGCCCAGGCGCTCAGCCAGCTTGCCGGTGTCGTACTTCGACAGGTACGCGCTGCCGCCCAGCTCGCGCACGTAAAGCAACTGACCGGACTCATGACCGACCTGGGCAATGAATGCAGCAATGCGCAGGCGCGTGACGATCTGGTACTTGCTCATCGCCGTGTTGAGGACGGGTGCAAAAACGCCGGCTTTCTGGCCGGCGTTCGGGAGGATCTGCAGCAGTTGCTGCGCGGTGATCGGCATTTGGGTTTCTCCAGGCAAAAAAATACCCGCTCGATGGCGGGGCTTTGTGTGTCAGGTTGCTCAGGCTTTTGCTTCAAGCGCTGCAAGTCGCGCTTCGAACCCTGATGCGATGAAGGTAAGCAGGCCATCAGACCGGAACGAATACCGGTCGCCTTTCTCGACAAGCACTTCAGTCCATGCCTCGGACTTCAATTCACCTTGTTTGTAAGTTGTCTCCCCTGACTCGGCGTCGAAGACGGGTATCTGCTCGTACTCGGCAGGATGCTCCCTGGTCTCTTGCTCCCATTCGTTATGGCAGATGAACGAGTAATTCAAGGGCTCAAGGCCATGAAACTTCATCACCTCAATGGCTCGCTGAACGGTCATACCGCAATGCTGCCGGGCGTCCGCGCCCTTTTCCTCTACAGCGCTGAGGAACTGGTAAAAGCCGATCTCCTTGGCCAGATCCTTTGCCGCTGCGATCTCGCTGTCGGACATCCCTCGAACAGGTGTTTTCTCGCGGGCGTCGGAAGTGCTGATCGCTCCGGACGAAAGGAATGCGGTCGTATACCGGACTGACCCGCTGCCCACCGAATAAGTATTGTCCTGCCCAGGCTGTGTAACCCCGCCAGCACCGATGAAAAGGCGGCGGGTACCGCCGGTCCAGAACTCAATAGCGCCGCCACCATCGTTGCGCATCACTGCCAGGCCGGTCGAGTCCAGATAAGTGATCAGATTCGCGCCGGCGGGCAGCTGCGTATTGGCAAGATCCAGACGCGCCCAACTGTTCGCTATTGGCGCACCGCGCACAAGCAATGAAGCATTCAGGGCAGAGCTGTTGGCGGCAGTCGGGGAAATGCTCAGAGGCGCTGTCGTGGCGGTGAGATTGTCGATCCGGGGCACCGATAGTGAAACCGGCACAGCCAGCACGCCAGCATACGTCAGCGTCATGGCTGGGCCTTGCTGGGTGTTGTCACCATTCACAGACTGCCAGGTGAATCCTCCTGCGCCACCACCACGGTTGCAGATGAAATTCATCGAGCCACCGATAGATGAACCGCCCGTGTTCCAACCTATGTAACCGCCTTGCAGGCCATATCCACCCGCAGGAGCAGCGAATCCCGCGCCGCCAAACTTCGGGTACATGGTGCCTGCCATAAAACCAAGCTTGGAGACAGCGTTGTCGGCGCTATTTGCGCCCGTGCCGCCCTTCGCCAACGGCAATACGTCGTAGTTGCCAGTCGTGCCCAGCGCGGCGAGCTTGTCACCATACTGCAACACCAGAGCACGCAGCCGGTCGGCGGACTCTTTGACGTAACCCTGCAATGGCGCGATAGCGTAACCGCCAGCGGCGTTAGTTGCGCCCTGATAGTTTGGTGAGATCGAAATGGCCGTGTCGCTGGCAATATTCGTTACTTCATACCACCCGCCGTCTGGCCCCCGGAAACCGTCGCCAACCCGACTGTTTGCGATGAAAGCAGTATTGGTGCCGATAACGGCGTTCGAATTTTGGGTAACGGAAACCGTCCCAGCTTTATGCCAAGGCATTTAAAACTCCTAATTTAAAACGCCTTGATTCAGGCGGTTAGTTTTGCGCAGAGAAACGGGCGGTGGCCCTGATCTGTCCATGCCGTAGTTGCGAGGCTATAAAGCATAATTTTCGAATTGGCATAATCCACTGCTATTCCGCAGCTGCCACCGTTCGCGCCATTATGGCAATGCATAGCAAAAGAGTTTATTGATATAAACTCACCAACGCCCAGAAGCTTGTCGATACTCCACTTATATCGCCGCCCAACGCTAAGCTGTTCGCTACCTGCGTCAGTCCAATCGCCAGCTGCAAAAGTAACGACAACTGGAGGCGCCCCGCTGTCATATACGAGCTCGCCCCCCGCCCCCCAGATACGCATTCCGAACGACGCCGTACTCATAGATGCCCATGCGGCAATGAAGTATTGGCCGCTCAGCGTGCTCTGAACGTTTGATGCCTTCATGGAGAAGCCTGTCCAGTTGCCCGGACCACCTGTGAACCAAACCGATATCGGCACCTGAACTATGCCGTTTTGATCAGGCCTGATGAACACCAGCGGTGGGTCAGCACTTGTTACCGCGCGCGGAAAGGTTACGCTGGCGTCTGTAGTCCCGGAATAGCTACCCTTCGTGAGCACGCAAAGCCGAGGTGTTTCGGAATCAATCTGCACGAAGGAGCTGTCGTTAATGCTGATAACGCCAAAACTCATGTTTTGAACCTCACTGCGAAGCCTTTCGCGACGATGCGCGTCTGGTTGGTGTTGGCGAGATTTGCAGATGGATTGGCAGACCTCAGCACTACCTGTCCAACAGACCTCGTCACATAGGGGTAGGACTTCGTGTTGCCGATTGCATCGCCTTCAGCTGACTGAATGTCCTGCGCCCTGGTCGGAATGACCATGAACACGCAGTTGGCCGGATCGAAGCCTGGGATGCTCAGCGTTATCACCTTCGCCGTTGATCCGGACGTGTCACTGAAATCAATTACCCCCTGCCAAATCACCTGATAAGTGAACGTGGTCGTATCCATGACCAAGTTCCCGTTTTCGTCCAAGACCCTAGCTCCGTAACTCATACAGCCAAGTTCCCCCACTGGTAGCGCTTCACGTCGTTTTGGTCGAAGACCTTGCCCCCTGAGTTGTTGATGGTTTGTCGGCCGCCGTCACCAGTTGCACTATTGAACTCAAATTCTCCCGTCAAGAAATTAATCTTTAGTCCTTGTCGACCTGCGATGTAATTGCTGGATTGAAGACTCTGCGTAAGCTGGGCTACACCAATGGATGCATTCCCAATAATGGCCGAATCGATAATTACCTTCCCTCCCTGAACAACGAAAGGAACAATTAGGGTTCCGCTCGACTCATCAAGAATTGCGAAGCGTTGGGCATACGCCAGAATTTGCGATTCCTGCTGCTGTCCTTCAACGCCGATAGCGAGGCCAGCCATAACCGTTCTTCCGCCCACAGTGGTCGACGTCTTTATGGTTGTGAGCGCGGATACCTTTCCATTCAGCCCAGAGACGGCAGTGCTTGCTGTTTGAGCCTGAGCAGATGCACCATTTGCCGTTGACTGAATCCCATCCACTCGCGTGGTCAACGCGCCGTCTGCGTTAGCCCTGGCGGTAGCCTCGGACTGAATTGCCGCCTGGTTCGTGCCTACAGACGCTGTAAGCGTGGATATCTGCTGAGCCGTCGCCTCTCTATCCGTGGCGGTAGTCGTTTCAACTGTAGTGATCCGCGCTTCGTTGGTGCCGAGACGCGCTTGAAGAGTCGTCGTACGCTGAGCCTGAGCGAAGCCCTCTTCAGCCCTGACCTTCACTTCCTGTGCCGCGCTGGCCGCGCTATCCCAGCCGCGAAGCGCGTCGAGCAGATCACCCTCCCCGCTGTCAGCGCGGTACTGAGCCTGCACCGCCTGGAGCTGGGCTGCCGTAGCGGAAGTCTTTCCGTCCACCGTGGTAATGTCTGCGGTGTTCTTCGTGATCTGCGCCACCGCTGCGTTGGCTGCCCGGATCGATTGCCCAGAGTTCACCCAGTACGCCGGGTTCGGCGGCCCATTGGAACCGTTGGCCGCCGCAGGTACCGCTGCAATTGCCGTCCAAAGGTTGTCACCAACGCGCACGGTGTTGTCCCGCACATAGGCATCCGTCGGAACGTATACCAGAGCGTCGGTGATTTCCCCGATCTCGGCCTTCAGCTCTTTCAGGCGCTCATTGACTGAGCCGGGGCCGTCACCAGAGACCAGTTCGATTTCATCCAGAAGCTCCTGCCCGAGCTCCGTCTTCGTGACCTTTCCGGCGAGGGCAGCAAGATAGGCCGACACATCGTTCGAAGTCGACGCGGGCACATAAAGGAAGGCGCTTTTGCCGTATGCGTTGGTCGAGCGGATGAAGTAGTAATAGTTGGTGTAGAACGCCAGATCATTGTGCGTGAACGACAGGCCCTGACCCAGGTACTGCGCCGTGCCCGATGTCGCATTGGGGTTCGTGCTGAAGAAGTACTCGTAGGTGCCGCCGTTCAGACCGTGGTTCGGGTTCTGCGGGATCAGCACGATGCTGTCGATCGAAGATTGCACCACGCAAGACTCAGGGATTGGCGGCCCCTGAATGCTCACCGATATCGTTGCCTCTCCTGAGCGAGCCATAGGCCCCAGTGCGGCGACACTCATGGTGTACGCCCCCGACGGCAGGCCATTAATAGCCAAGGTGTTCGCAGTGGCAGGGACAGAGCGCGACTGAGCGACACCACCGCCCTGGCGGACCGTGACCACATAGGAGTTGACGATGCCTTGCGGTGGAACCCACGACAGAACGCCCTGCACCACCTCAGCAGCATCGCCAGCCGACCATGCAAGCCCGGTAGGCGACCCAAGGCCGCCGCTTGGCAAGTTGATGAATCCCAGCGGGTTGTAAGGCTGACCCACCGCATCATCGAAGATTGCCGCCTCGTACTGCTTGACTTGAACGGTGCAGCCTTCGTTGTCCCCCATCGACCAGTCAGAGACGATGAACTCGCCAAGGATGTTCAGTGATGGCAGATTCACGCGAACGACGCGGCCAGGCCGGCAGTTGTAGCCTGAGAAGTTCATCGGCAGGCTAATTGCCCCGCCTGCACGACGCTTGCGTAACGATATGTTCGCCAGGCGCTGAGGCTGATAGGCGTCGGGCACATAAGGGAAAGACATCGTTTCAGCAGCCTCGCCGCCGTCCTCAAGAATCCATTTTGAAACACTGACCTCGGGGTAGTCCGTCTCGGTCCACGATTGCTCAGGATCTATGAATGTGCCGCGCACCGTGTTTATGGCGGAATCGTTTGTCGACTCAGTACTGCCGGACACAGTGCCGATGATCATGTCTTCGGTGATCTCGAAGTCATATGGGCCGTAATAGGCTCCAACCTGCAGCATCCAGCGCCCGCCTACACGAATCAGATTACCTGCGCATGAAGCTTCCAGCTTCTGCAACACGCCCGGACGCTGCTCGTCAGCACCAATTACGCAGGAGGTACGATAGCGCTGGCTGACCGAGCCGTCGGCATTGGTCAGCGCTTCATCGCAGACGTTTGCCGCACTCGCGAAGGTCTCAAAAATGATCTCGTCGTCCGGGACATTGCAGCGGTTACGCAGGAACCAGAGGATGTGCAGCGCGGTGTTGGTGGTGTAGATGTTGTTGCCGGTGCGCGGGTCGTAAATATCGTTTCGGCCTCGTAATACGGCGCGCATTTCGGGAATCCCCGACGGGAATTTCTCAGCGCTGTACTTCAGAGTGATTCGCAGGAACGATAGGCCGCGCCCGATCTGACTATCTTTCCAGTCGGGACAGTTGGCCTTCAGAAACGGGTTAACCTCTGTCGGATTGACGATCAGTTCGTAGCTGGCGAACTCGCCGTAAGTGCTGATTTCCTCTTCGCCAAGGTAGATATTTTCAATCCCGTCTACCGCGCCCTCGCACAGCACGTAGACCAGGTGCAGCAGCTCGCCCTCGGTTGCGGTGCCTGACTGCTCCTGCGCCCAGACCAGCACGCCGCCGGTGGATACACGACCGAGGATGAATCGGATCGGCGCTTTCGACGACCTCACGGTCTGGGCGGACGGCTCGTTATCGCGGAGTGGTGACTTGGTGTTGAGTTTTTCCTGCTGAGACGCCGCGTAGAAGGCCAGGCCAGCGCCCACCGCCGCGCCCCATGGGCCGCCCTGAGCAAAACCAACTATCGCGCCCACTGCGACCTGGGCTAGCTTTTTAACGCCACTTCCCATTATTCAACCCTCCACGCCGCCAGCGGCACACACACCACTCGAGTAACGCCGTCATCGGTCGTCGCCCAATAATCACCAGCCCAGAACACGGCCATGCTTCGCCCTACCGGCGCTTCGTACATGACGACATCGCCGCGCTGGATGAACGGAACCGCCACCCTTGCGAAGCAGGCATCCCATGCAGCTTCCAGGCTGCCGTGACGCTTCTTCAGCGCACGCTTGGCTCCAGCCTCAGTCTTGTAGGTGCCTCGGTATTGCTCTGCGGGATCGACACCGCACACAGCGCTCGAGCAGTCGGCGGCGAACAGGCAACAGTCAAATTCACCCCATGAAAAAGGCCGCCCTTGGGCAGCCTTGATCACTTCGTGCAGACGCGTGGTCCAGTCTCGATGTCGCATAGCTAATTTCCGTAGGTGAAGGTCGGCGCATCCTTGGCAGACCCCCAGTAGATGGGCCATTCGGACATTTGCGCGATTGCGTAGAAGAAACGGTCGCCCTGATGCCGGGCGCGGTGGTTTTCGTCCGTCCAGCGCTCGGTTCCGGTCCGGCTCCATTCGGCCATGCGGTCGATGACCGGGACGGTGATTGTGTTGCCTTCCTGTCCATTCCCTGCGAACGAGAATTTGGCGGCGTCCATGCGCCCGGAAAACAGGATGTCGGCGGCGTAGTTGCCGGCCTCGTCGAACACCACGAAGATGACCTTGGCCATTCGGCCCCGGCAACCGCGCACGTTGGTTTCGGAAAGGATGTAGGAGTCCAGCCCGCTCAGGGTCAGATCCACCGACATGGGAGAGCCTGAGTTGTCACTCTCTTTCGACTGGCTGACCTGACCGAAATTGCCCACGCCTTCGTAGGTGATACCGTCGACGACCAGCTCACCGGTTCCGGTATGAGCGAAAACCATGCCGTCGGCGAAGTCCAGCTGCACGGCGTAGACCGGCATGAATTTGCCAGTGGCGATGATATCCACCACACGCTGACTGAAAGGAAATGCTGAGGGCATTAGAACGCCTCCCTGAATTGCAAAGCGCTGTTGGATACCAAGGGATCCTGAACCACCTGATGGGTGTCGTCTAAGCGGCGCATCTCCGAGTAGGGGTTGCGATATTCAACGTGTGCGCCCACGGTTAGCGTTTTTCGGATGCGCTTGTTGAGCGAAACTTGCACCCGGCCCTCCGCTGTCGAACTGGCATCATCTATCACCTCGAACATCTCACCGCCAACCGTGATGTAGTCGCCCATTGAAAACACCTTGGCGCTGGGTATCACGCCGCCAATGGTCATAAACGAGGCTTGGGAAAACCCTGACACCACTACCGCAGCACCGATATCGTCGACTCGGGTACGGGTGATGGCGGGGATATTCACAGTCCCATACATGCCCTGCAGCTTCCCGATCAGCGAGGTGAGCTGTCGCTCGTCCTCATCAAACAGCACGCCGAAGGTCATCGTGCATATCCAGTACGCACCCGGGTAGCCAAGGATTTGTTGCGAGTTCGACAGAATGGAAGTGAATGCGCGGTTGTTGTACGTGACACCCCATGTTGTTTGCGATGGCTCAAGCGATTCAGGCCAATCGTGCGCCATGACGCCTCCTTATGCTGGTACTCAGCGGTTGATCAGTTGCCGGGCTGGCCCGTTAGTTTTGAAATCGTTAAGCACCATTTGATATGCCGCCTGTGCGCCCTCCTGGGCTGCGCGCCGAACCTCGGCTCTCGATACGGCGTCAGCGTTGCCCTGGAAGGTGAAGTGCTGGGTAACGCTTCCCAGCGCGGTCGAAGTCGTCGCGGTACTGCCGCCACCTGCATCACCACCTACCATGCGGACGCCCAACGAGCCGTCGGCAGCTCGCGTTAGGGGCATGATCGCCTCCGGCCCTGCCTCGCCAGCCATGCCGGTCTTGCCGCCAGCCATACCGAAAAGCGTCGGTGTATTGACGATGGAGTTGGTGAAGGCGGCGCCCTTGGCGAACTTCTGCACGCCTCGATCCCAGACACCGCCATCAGCCTGAAACACCGAGGCGATACCTGATCCAAGGCCGCTGCTGGCAAAAGATGACACGGCGCCGACCAGCGCCTTGCGCACCTGTATGCGGATCAAGTCATCGACGATGGAGTCAGCCAGGCTTTTGAACGACAGCTTTCCGGTTTTGACGAACTCGGTTAGAACATCCTCAGCACCGTCGAACGCGTCAGAAATCAGCGACTGGGTCTGTCCGGCGATATTGGCGACGTCGTCCCGGTAGTTCTGCCACGCTGCTTTAGCACCGTTGGTCCAATCACCTTGCGCCTGATCCACCTTTTTCCAGCCGTCCTGCATTGCTTGGGCGGTCTTAGCGCCGTATTGCTGAGTCAAGGCGATCTGTCTTTCCAGATCCTGACGCTGCTTGTCCGTCGTGGCAGTTGCCAGAGCTTCACGCAACGCCAGTACCTTGTTGTTAGTGTCCTGTTCCAGCGACAAACGAGCCTGCGCCCGCTCAGCCTCTTTGCTACCCATGCCGACTGCTGAGGCCGTCTGCTGGTAAGACGCGGTAGCAATAGCGAGCTGCCGCTGCAGGTCAGCCTCGTACTTCATCGCTGCAGCCATGCCGTCGGCGGACGCCACGGTCTGGTCATACTGCTGTTTCAGCCACTGCAGGCCTTGGCCGTACTCTTCCGTGGAAATCTTCCCGGACTTGTAAAGCAGTCGCAGTTCCTCGGTTTTTTTCGACTGTTCATCTGCCGCCGCATTGACCGGATCAAAGCTTTCCTTGAGCTTGGCGTAGGCATCAGCAGCGGTCTTGAGCTGCTGCTCAAGCTTGTTCTGGGCCTCTTTATGTTTTTGCGCTGACTCTGTCGCAGACTTGTCCGCGTCCTTCTGGGCGTCGTAGGCCTTGGCGGTGTCACGGATCTGCTTAGCGAGCGCGCCCTGCGGATCGATCTTGTTCTCGGTAATGAACCGGTCGGCTTCCTCGAGCTTCGTCTTGTCCTTGAGCGCATGGATCTGCTTGTCGAGGGTCTGCTGATAATTCTTGCCGGCGTTGTCGGCGGCGATATCGGCTTCGTTCTTGTCCTTCGTGCTCTTCGTGCTGCCGTCAAGCTGCTTGGTGTACAACTCCTGACGGGCCGCCAGCAGGTTGGTATTAACATCGAGCGTGCTGACGGCTTCGGACTGTTTGACCCAGCCGTCCAGCTGCTTCTGAGGAATGCCCAGCTGCTGGCCGACCTTGAGAATCGTGTCGGACAGCGGTTGTCCCGCCTTCCTGGCTTCGTCCATGCTGCTCGCCAAAGCAGCGAACTGTTTGCCGCCTGCTTCGCTGGAGCGCGGCCCGATGAGCGCACGCTGCATCGAAGTGCGCAGGCCCTCGAACGCGTCCGCCGCTTCGTTTGCCGAGTCTCGTTGCTGCTCGGAGATACGCACCAGTGCGCCCTGCTGCTGGTCGCGGGTGAGCTGAGCGAACTCCTTGCGCACTTCCTCGACCGACCGTTTCAGATCGTTCACGTCCGTGCGGGCGGTCTGGGCATTGGAACCCATGGCCAGGAACGCCACGCCGACGCCGATCGCCAGCGCCGCGATTCCGGCCGGCCCGCCCAGCAGCGCCAGCAGGGACGAACTCGCCCGCGCCAGCACGTTCTTGGCCGCAGCGGCCTGAGCCTGAGCGGCCGCGTTGGCGACGGTGGCCGCCGTGTCGCGCGCCATGGCAGACGAAGACGCCGCAGTAGCGATTGTTAGACGCTGGGTAGCTGCGGCGGCCGCCGTCTTGGCTGCCGCCAGCTCAGCGTCCATTGCTGCCAGCGCGGCGGTGTAGCGCGCCTCTTCCGCCGTGCCAACGGCCAGGCGAGCCTGATAGGCGAGCGCCTGGCGCGCGGCTTGCACCTGGGCGAGCCGCGCGATTGTCTCCGCTTCCAACGCCTGAGCTGCCGAGTACGCTGCGACTGATTCACGCAGTTTGGCCGCAGCGGACGCTGCCGACGCCGCCGTTTCCTCGGCCTTGGCGATAGCGGAGGCCTTGGTGGTGGCGATGTTGGTGAGAGTCGCCTTTGTAGCCGCCGCAGAAGATGCCACCGCATCGATGGCGAACTTGGCAAAAGCCGCCGCCATCTTGCCGCCCAGCGCTGCGACTAGTACATCCACGTTCTCGGCCAGAAAACTGATCGTCTCGCCCAGGCGCTGAGCGCCGCCGTTGTCGCTCAGGCCCTGCAGAGACTTGGTGATGCTCTCTATACCTGGCAGCAGGCCGATGGTGATTTGGTTGGCCGCCCCGGAGAAGGTTGCTTTCAAACCGGAAATAGCCTGCCCCGCAGCGACGAGGCGGGTGACGTTGAACTCTGAGATGACCGAGCCCGCGCGATCAGCCTGATCCCCCCACTCCTTGAACCCTTTGCCGTTATTGCGCAGCAGTGGAATCAATGCCGTGGTTTCGTCGGCCATTGCCTCCATGTAGGTCGTCATCTGCTGTTGATTCAGACCGGCCTTTTCGAGCGAGGTGTAGTAAAGCTGCAAGGCCTGTGGCCCGGACAGATTGGCGAACTGGCCAGCAGTTACCCCGATCTTCGGTGCGATCTCTTTGAAGAAATCAGACATCTCGCCGCCGCCGCGCTGCAGAAACTCGCCGACGCGGTCGTTGGTGTCTTTCAGGATGTCGCCCAGTTTGTCCTGCTCAACGCCGACAGTTTTTGCGCCATAAGCCATGCGCTGGAAGTCTTCGACCGTGGTGTTCGATAGCGCGGAAAGGTTCTTGACCTCTTTCGCGTAATCGATGGTGCTGGTCGTCAGCGCCACCAACCCAGCGATCGAACCTGCAGCAGCCAGGTTACCGGCGCCGATCTGATCGAAGGCTGATGTGACCGCACGGCCCACCGTCTGGGCGCTGGCGTTCACTCGGTCGAAAGCGTTGTCGATCCGACCCAGGCTTTGATCGATGTTATGAGCTGTGCTCGACACCGAACCTTCCGAGCGAGTCAGTTCCTGCCGCAGCTGAGCCGTGGTGGCTTCGATGCGGACAAGCATGCCTTGGACGTCGGTATCGGCCACGTTTAGAACTCCGGAAAAAAGTTATGCGCTGCCCTTGCCGGTGAGCGCCATGCGCAGCTTCTGCGCGACGGTCGTCGGCTTGGGTTTGGATTGAGGGCTGGATTGCGTGTTGCTGGGGAATGGGCTGGTCATTCGTGCCCATTCGATCTTCGCGTCCATGGCGAGGAACAATTCGGGCAACGAGGTATGCCAAGCCACTCGCGGTGACCAACCGAGCCAGCCGGTGGCCACCGCGTAAAGCCGATCAACGTAGCTCCCCGCCTCTACGGCGCTGACCCCGTCGGCTGCTCCTTTCCCGGCTCACCGCCGCGCGGGTTGTAAAGGGCTGCCAGGTAGTCGTTCAGCTGAGGGGTCATGTCTGCTACGCCCGCCTGCCATACCGCCTCTGCCAAGCCTTCCGTCTGCTTTTCAGTCAGGTTGGCACCGGCAGCGATGATCAGCGCGGCACCGTCCACGCTGACCTGATGCAGCGCGCTGGCTGCGCCTCGGAGTCCGCCGAAACGCGCCTCGATAGAACGGACGGCAGCCAGGGTTGGCCGCAATTGATAGGTGGTCCCGCCAATGACAAGATCGATGTTGCCGTGCAATGTCTTGCTCATGGTTCACCCGATCAGGCGGCAGGGCCGGCAGCAATTTCGATGACATCGGAGTTGATGCCCATGGTGATGTTGCGGCGCACAACGTTGTCAGCTGCGCCAGGCGCAACGGTGTTGTTCATCACCTTCACGCGGAAGTAGAAGGTGGTCGGCAGCACGGCAGGTGTTGCTGTCGCGTCACCGTCGTTCAGTGTGACCTTGATGTTGTAATCGCCCTTGGAGCGGTCCTTGTGGGCAACCTTCACGGCCTTTTGACCCGCGTCGCCGTTGTCCAGGCCGACAGTCAGCGTCATGTCGCCAGCGTCAGCAGTGCCCTTGTACTTGCGCACGCGGCCATCCTTCAGCGACGTGAAGGTCACCGAACTGAAGGTATCGCCAAATTCGCCCAGGTCTTCGATTTCGCCGACCTCAACGTAAACGTCCTGTTTGTAATCGGCCTCGGTATCGGCGCCGGTTTTGGTGCCGAGGCTAAGTCGGCAGCCTGCAGCGGTGTTCAAATTGTCGTCGGCCATGGAAATTCCTCCAAAAGGCACATTGGATAAAGCCGCGAAGCGGCGGATGTTGAATCAGTGAGTGGTGATGACGCGGACCGTGATAGCGCCCATGTACGTGACGCCGTCTGCATCACGCTGTGAATCCGCGCGCTCTACGCGGACAGACACTGCCCTGCCAACTTCCAGCGGCAGGGGGCGCTCATCCAGCGCGGCGATTACCTCAGCGTTGATACGCTTGACCTCGGCCTGGCCGTGAGCATCTGACCAGACGGTAAGGTAGAGCAGGCGCTGCTGACGCTTGCGCCCGGCTATAGGGCTGGTGTTGGTCGAGATTTCCCGGTCGATGGAGACATACGGCATGGGCGTGTCCAGCGGTGCGCCATCGTAGACGGGGCATGACACCTCGGCCTGTAGCCGCTCGAAAAGTGCGACCTGCAGGGCAGCGGACGGATCAGCCATTGTTTCCTCCCTGGCTGGCCTTCTTCAGCGTTCGATTCACCGCAGCGCGGATGTCCGCCAGCACCACCTCCCGGTTCACGTCCAGCGAAGGCCGCAACCACGGATGAGCCGGCAGCGCAGGTATGCTCGGGTACTTGCCGAAAAACGTGGAGCCGTCCGACTTGTTCTTGACTGAGCGGCTACGGTTGCCCGCGCGCTTTTTCCCGTCGTAGCCCTTGGTGCCATATTCCAGAAACCGCAGGTAAAAGAATCGGCGATTGTCCTTTTTGCCACGAATGCCGATCTGCGCATCCAGGCCACTCTTGGAGACAAACGCCTTCAGGGCGCCAGCCGCTTCGCCAGTGTCCCGAGGGATGGTTGACTTCATGGTGGCCAGGATCTTGTTGGCAGCCTCCTGCATGGCCGGGCGCAGCTCGTTGTCCACGTTCTGATGAATGTTGCGCAGCGTCCGGCGTAGCTTGAAGTCACCGGACATACGGGACCGGCGAGCCATGGGTTACTCCTTTGCCTTGTCGGCTTTCGGGGCCGGGGTGTCCTTGACCTCTTCGACCAGGCCGCGATCAATCAGGGACTTGGCCTTGGCAGCGTCAACGCTGAATTCATCGCCTGTGTTCTGGTCGCCAACGGCGCCGGACAAGCTGGCAAGTGCTCGAACTTTCATAGGATTTCCTCAAGGGTTGGGGACGTTGGTGCAAAGCAGGCGGAGCATTGAAAGCTCGTTGTCTGGCAGTGCAGCCACAATCAGATAGGTGACGCCTCTGTTCACCAGACGGCAGCCTGCAATCAGGTCTGGCCGTGGCCTGACCCGGACTTCTGCGGTAACCACCGCAGAAAGCTTTTCAGCAACGGCCTCAATGCGGCCGGTAGGCAGCGTGAAATCGGCCCAAAGCTGGCCGGACTCTATCCAGGAGTCGTCAAAACCACCGGTTCGATTCTTGACCCGCGCAGGCTTGTAGAGCGTAGGACGGTGTCGCATTGAGCCTGCTCTCATTAGAATCGCTTCCTGTACCAAAGCAGACGTTCGGCGGCCATTGGAACCTCAGAGGCTATGGTGCCGATCACAACTGTCTCGCGGTTTGCATACCAGTGACCGACCATCAGCAGCACAGCCTGCTCGACGTCCGGGGTAAAACCCATCTGCTCTGGGCCGGTCGGATTTCCCTCGACCAGCTCCCGGTCACAGTGCATGGCGACGTGAGACTTGGCCGCCTCGACGTAGCCGGCAATGAGCGTATCCTCCTCTTCGCCGTCCACCTTGAGGTGGAGCTTCACGCGCGCCAGGTCGATCATTTACTTGTTCTCTTCGGGCTTGGCCTGCTTGGTGGTCTTGGGAGCGGTTTTGCCGTCAACCTCCGTAGCCAAACCTTTGCCTACCAGGTTGTGCCCGTATTCATCGCCCACGTCGAACTCTTCGCCAGCGCGGGCCTGGCCCGTGGCGTTTTTCAACTCTGCCTGGACGCCCTTAAAGCCCCACAACGTTCGAATTTTCATATTCGTTATCCATAAAAAAAGGGCCGTCAGGCCCTTGTGAATGAAGTGCTGCTTACTTGGCCGCGAAGCGACCTTTGACGAAGGCGTATGGACGGCGGACCGCCAAGCCCAGACGCTCTTCGACGAGCACGACGCGTTGGTTGCGCACGAAGTCATCATTGATCATGCCGACCTTCACGGTGAACGCCATGCGGTCATAGATGCGCGCGCCCTGGGCGAACGAGCCGGTCAGGAACTCGCCACCTGTGGTGTCGCCATCGCCCTCGTCCATGCTGTCCGAAGCAACTACCGGACGACCCCAAAGGATTGGAGTGACCAAGCCTTGCAGGTTGGCGAACAGGTAGCGGTTTTCCGCATCCTTCTGCAGCTCGATGTTCATCCAGTCGAGGTCGGTCATGACCACGGCATCTGCGGCGCGCTTGGACTGCTTGCGGACTTGGTAGATCGCGCGGCGCACGGTGTCGATTGCCGTGTCGCCTGTCTTGGACAGAGCAGCGTCAAATGCTCTTGCCTGGGTCATGACGCCGTTGAGATTGTTGTCTTGACCGTCGCCCTTGAGGATCTGCCCTTCTTCTTCCAGCTTCAGGTCGTAGCGCAGCAGTTCCTGAATGTAGGAATACAACTGCGGTACATCGTCCAGCGCTTCGTCGGTGATCGGCATCCAAACCGCCATCTTCTTGATGGTGTCGGTCTTTTGGGTGAACGTCACGTTGCTGGTGGGCTTCACACCGCCTTCAGCAACCATGCCAGCGCCGCGTGTGTGGACGTTCTCGACGAAGTAGCTGTAGGAGTTACCATCGACCGGCGTGCTGGGGATCAGGTCACGAATCAAGAGGTTCTGGCGCGGCACGTCCTGAATGATCGGGTCGTACTGAGGGACCACCAGGCCAGAGCTGGTGACTTTCATTTCAGTCATCGACGCCATGTCAGACTTGGTGATCTCGATTTCAGCCTTGTCCTGCTTGCGAGAGGTCATAGCTTTGAAATCGTCGTTGCCTTTGACGAAATCGATAAAGCCTTTCTTCTCGCCGCCCTGGCCGCGCAGTTTGATGCCCTTCTCTTCGAGAATTTGCACCTGCTCGATGATGCGCTCCAGCTCGCCTTTCTGGTTTTCGATCTGCTTTTTCAGATCTCCAGCCACAGCGTTGCCTTTTTCCAGCTCGCCAGAAACGGCGTCGTACTTCACTTGCAGGCTACCGAAACCCTCTTTGAGCTGCTTTTCGAGGGATTCGCGAATTTCTTTTACGTCAGCGGTCATGGCTGAACTCCAAATTGGGTATTGAACAGTTGGGAGATTGCTTTCAGCTCATCCACGATCACCGTGTCCGCTGCACCACCATCACGGTGGACGGCGGTATAGCCGAGCGAGGCGACCGCAGCCGCCTCCTTTTGCGAAAGGCCCATACGTTCACGCAGGGCCTTTTCAAAAAGTCTGATATCCGACTTCACGTCGGTAATGGTCGCCTCGGGATTCATGCCGAACGGGACGATTGAGGCTTCCCACAGCTCAGCCTCCTTGATGATGCGAATCTGGCGGCCTGCACGCTCTTCGTAACTCGACAGCAGCGTGTTGAAGCCAATGGACATGCTGTCCAGCGTGCCCTCCTTCATCAGCTCGTAGGCATCACGGGCATAGCTGACGGCAAGGTTGATCCTGCCTTTGAGGAACAGGCCGTGGGCGTCCTGGGTGAACTCGGCAGACCCAACCAGGCGAGTCAGGTCGTGAAACAGCGCCAGCTTCAAGCGCCCTGCCCGCGTTGCCTTCACCTTGGTGAAAGCGCCCGGCAGAATCACGTCATCGCCCAGATCCACGTTGTTGAACACCGAGGCGTAACCTTCGAAGTTACCGGCGTCATCAACGGCCTTTACCTCGAAGGGAACTTCAATTTTTGTCAGCATTGGTCTGCATCTCCCATCGGGTGACCTGGTTGTATTGATCGCCCAACAGCGGGGGCAGGTTTTCTTTTTCGCGGACTTCGTTGATAGCCATCCAGCCAGAGCCGCCGGAGCCGCCTAGGGCCGCTGTGTAGTAAGCCGATCGACCAGCGCTGTCAGCGCGCAGCAGGCCCTCCACGATGAACTCGACAAAGCGAGTCGTGCCTGCAAACAGCTTGTCGTTGAGCTCGTCCTCGATGGCGTCGAGGTACGGCTTGAGGCCGAAGGTTACGAAACCGCTGGTTTGCTGCTCCAGATTCGAACCCATGATTGAGGTTTTACCGGCCCGGTTAGCCAGATAGAGCGGAACGCCCCACACACCTGCCAGCGCCTCTTCCTGAAACTGCTGAGACTCAATGAACTGGCTGTCCTTCTGACTGAGGCCCGCCGGTATGATCTTGGGGTTGCCCTGCAAAATCGCCATCTTGCCAATGTCAGCGGCGTCACCTTTGCGCACGTCTGGGAATTTCTCCATGACCTGCGCCTGCTGTTCCTTGGTCAGGAACTGCTCGTAGATCACATAGCCGCCAGTGAATCCGCCCTTGCGCATGAAGTGCGCCGACCAGTCCTGCGCGGCCTTGGCCAACCCCATCGTTTCGGCTTGGTACTCGATAGGGGAAAGCCCAACGATGCCGTCAATACTGAACAGCTTGAAATGCAGCATGTTCTCGGGCGACACCGGAAACCGCTCGCCAGCCAGGGTCACGAAATAAATCAGGTCGCCGTCTGTATTGACCTCAACCGAGTCAAACGGCACCGGCAGAAACGCTATCGGATCGCCGTTCGCCGCGCGCTCGATCAGGTTGTAGCTGTTCCCCCGCAACGCCATGTTCACGACGGCCGCTTTCAGGAAATTCAGCCGCGTCATGTAGGGATTGGGCTTACGCAGCACCCTTGCTGCCCGGTCCTTGTACGGGACCAACACACGCTTGCCGTCCTGGTCGTCATACAGTTTGAGCGGCAGCCCGGACACCGACTCGCACAGAATCTTCACGCAAGACCAGACAATGCCGATGCTCAGCGCGTTTTTGGACGTGATGCGTACGCCAGCCTTGGTGCGCTTACCGCCTATCTCAAGATCGACTTCGACGTAGTCACCGGTCAACGGATCGGTGTAGCCAAAGAAACGCCACGTCAGTGGGTTGTACCAACGAAATGACATAGTCAGCCTACAAGTCCGAAGAAACCATTATTCAGGTAGTCATCCATCCCGCCTTTACCTTCGGGGTTGAGTGACATAAGGGATACCGCGTTGAAGGTGGCCATGAGCGGGTCGATCTTGGCCGAGCCTGAAGCCTGCTTGGTGATGAGGATCGAGTTACCACGTGGCTCGACCCTGGCATTGCCGCAGCACCAGGCCATCATGGGTTGGCCGCCGTGGATCAAGCCGCCTTCGGCCAGCTTGCGCTCGGTGGTCTTGATCGCACCGCCCAGCTTCCAGCCCTGCGAGATACCAATGATCTTGTCCTGCGGTACGCCCGCGGCGACAAGCGCATCAAGCACACCACCAATGCCGGCCGGGTCGACGCCAACCTGATCCAGCAGGCCGGCCTTCTCGACGCGGGCTGCGAGGTCCGCGACTTCCTCAAGGTCATCGCCGATGACTTGAACCATCGTTAGATGGCACTCTTTGGCGAAGTCATGAAGCCGTGGCGCCTCGCCCTTACGGCGCTCAAGCACCGACGGGTGAGCCCAGGCATGCGTCCACAACAGCCACTGGCGCGTGTGCTTGTCACGCCCAATTGCCGCAAACCCAAGCAGGTCGTCCAGACCGCCGCCGTCGATGCCGATATCGATCACTTCGCAGCGCTCGATCAGATCGTCCAGCGTCAGGCCGGGCAGCTTGGCCTGCACTTCCCAAAACTCAGCACCGGCCCATCGATCAGAGCGCAGCGCCAAACCGATCTCGACGTTCAAGTGTTTGGCGAGAAAACCACGGAACGACTCTTCGCCGTCGATCTGGGCTTGCATAAAGCCGCGTTCAATGAACGGTTCGTCTACCGACAGCCCCAGATTCGGGTTGGTGATGTACGCGTGCTTAACATCGCGGTGTTTGCCCGCGTCGATCATGTGTTTCGGAAATTCGTAAAGCACCGGCAAGAACGACTTGTCGACTATGAGGCCGTCCCGGACCTGGCGGGCATAGAGCAACTTCTGCCGGAAGACGCCGGCAGGCGGCTCATCGGACTGGGTCGTTGCCCAGATAATGAAACCCTCTGGCCTCGATGCCAGACCGCCGGTCGCCTCGCGCAGCATTGCCTCGGCATTGGCTCGCTTGCCGAATACCCACAGCTCGTCGATAAACACGCCGATGGCTTTCTTGCCCGAGACAGTTTCGCTATCGGCCGCCACCACCTTTAGCGTGGCACCTGTCTCGTAATGAGTAACGGTGCGCAGGTGATCCTGCACCTTGAACAAGTGCTTGAGCTCATCGTCGGCTTTGACCATGTCCCGGATCGGGATGTAGGAGTTGTCGGCAATTTCCTTGGTCGGCGCCAAGATGATGAACTCGCCCGAGGTGCGCCAGTTCAGCACAAGCGCCGTAAGCATGATGCCGGCGGCAATGGTCGACTTTCCGTTCTTCTTGCTGATCAGCAGCATAAACTCGGTGATCATCCGGCGACCGCTGTATGGGTCATAAGCGCCGAAGATGGCGGCGACGAATTCATTTACCCAGGAACGCACTGTCTCGCTCATCAGAGGGCTGCCGGTGGCATCTACCATGCGCAGGTCGCCAAAGACCTCTAACGCTTCGGCCGCTTGATCAGGAAATAGGGGTTCGAACGGGATCAGGCTCTGGCGGGCAACAATGCGTTGCTCCCAATCTGGACAGGCGGTTGACCACTCCATTATTTCACCACCGACAGCGGGCCTTTACGCACGCCGAACTTGCCTTGAGCTGCGCCTGCAGCCTTGTCCTTGGCAGTCTCCTTTTTGCCGCTCTCGCCCTTGCGCGGGTGGACAAAGGGCATCAGCGCCTTGGCGGCGTCGACACGCAATTTCGGTTCGGTTTCAAAGTCGTTCATGACCGCCAACAGAAAGTCTTTGGGGTCCGCGTGACGCATGGCCTTCGCCAGATCGAAGCCAGCTTCTTGCGGCTCATCCGACGCCCCGGCAGAGGTAGGAGCCGGAGCTGGCGCTTTAACTTTTTTGTTAACGGGCACTGTGCCCAGTGCGGCCATCACGTTCGGATGCTTCGCCAGCCGCGAGCCGGCCGCCGATGCGCTGCCAGCCGCGTAGCCCGCGGCTATCGCTGCATCTTTTTTGGACGCACCTCCCCTAACAGCATCGACAAATGCGCGCTGTTTGGGTGTTAAAGCCATTAACAAAAAATCCTGAAGGGAAAAAAATCTGTACGTGCGGTCGAGGGCGGTCTAGTGATCGAAAAACCCCATATTTTTGACCCCCCCCTCCCAAACGTCTGATTTCGCACCAAAACCGTGCAAAACACGCCGAAATCGGTCAAAACGCACGACTTTTTGCCTCTTCGCGCTGTTTCACGCTGTCGTGGCAGGTCTTGCAGAGGGATTGCCAGTTGGATCGAGCCCAGAACAGGGTCTGATCACCGTTGTGGGCAATGATGTGGTCGACTACCGACGCAGCTACAACTAAACCAGCTCGGTCGCAGTAGACGCACAGAGGGCTGGCGCCCAGATGGACCAAGCGCGCTTTCTGCCATGCGTAGTTGTAACCTCGCTGGTTCGCCGTGGTCTTGCCCGCTCGCCATGTAGCTGGAGGCGCGGTGCTTACCCGGTCGCCTTGAGTAGCTACGCGGTTGCCGAGCGTCTTGAGCCGTGCCATGTGTTACTCCAGCATGTGGTGCGTTACGGCGTCTGCCGCT